GGGGACCGTTTTTATCTGACTCGACAGGAAGACGGATCGGTGCTGGGTTTCTGCCACCACTGCGGGGAGGGAGGGCGAGCTTCGTCGCAAGGGTTTATCCCATCCCCAACTGGTCAAAAAACTACCAGTGATGTTTTCAAAGCATTTAAAATACCCGCGCTGGATGTTTGGAACACTGACCCCGCCTGGGAAACGCCTGAGTTTTCAGATTTAAATAAGGACTTTAGATTTTGGTGGTTGTCAAGTGGTCTAAATGTGTCAGATGTAAAAGCCTTTGGAGTCAAGCATTTGCACGGCAAACTTACAGCTATACCTATGCGTGGAACATCAGGAGACTTGGTGGGTTTAGCGATCCGCCCGCTTAAGGACAATATGCCCAAGTGGATTGTGGCAGGGAGCAAATACTTAGCCCCCTTCGCGCATCACGAGAGCTTTTGTGGAAAACTTGTGGATAAGTTAGTCATTACTGAGGACATTATATCTGCGATCCGCTGTTCAAAACATGCCAATGCGTTACCCCTTTTGGGCACGAATTTATCGGATAAGCATATTAAATTTATTGTGCAGCATCCGAGTCCGGTGTTGGTCTGGTTGGACAATGACAACCCTGACGTTGTCAAGAAGGCCAGGGCAATGTATGCTCGCATTTCGGGCTGGAAGGAATGCAGTATATTTACTGAAGCGAAAGAGCCAAAGCATTTTGTTCACGAACGCGAATTACGAGAGGCAATTATTAATGGATAATATAATATTATCTTTATTATATAATAAATATAATTATAAGAAATACTCTTCTCTCATAAGAGAAGAGTATCTTAATGAAGATTATAGGTCTGTTTTTGCAGACCTTGATAGATACTTTGAAGAGGAAAGCGTAGATAATAAAATAGATTGGTTGAGCTTCAAGCAGTGGTACTTGTTAATCGCTCATCCCAACTTGTCTGAAGGTAAGGCCCAAGTGCTTACCGCAGTTTGCGATCGTCTCGCTGAAACCGCTATCCCGGAAGACGGCAGCGTTCTAACTAATCTCAACACCCGACATTTTGCGAGCTTGATATCCGAGAAGGCGTTGGACGTGTCTACTGGTGACGGCACGATGGAGGAGATTCGCGACTTGATCCGCGAATTTTCACTAGAAGTGAAAAACATTAACTGGGATTCAGACTCTATAACGACGACCGATGACCAGATATTGACTCAACTAGCTGAGCTCCAACACGGCCCCCGCTACAACTGGTCTATCCCAGAATTAAATCTGATGTGCGGGACGATCGGGCGCGGAGACTTTCTCCTGCTAGGCGCACGACCCGATGGTGGCAAAACTACATTCCTAGCCTGCCAGGCTGTGCACTTCGCCAAACAATTACCAGAAGGTGAACGAGTGCTCTGGTGCAACAATGAGGAACCGCGTGAGAGAGTCGCTGCGCGACGATTACAGGCTGGGCTTGGCTGGTCTAGGGAGGAGATAGATAAGTCGCACACAGAGGCTCTCAGGGCCTTCCAGAAGCGGATTGGTAAGGACAGGATTATTAGTTTGGACAAACCCAACATGACTGTCTACGATATCGAGGCTGCGCTCGATACATACAACCCAAAAGTGATTATTATCGACCAGATTTGGAAGCTGGGCGGATTCGAGCGAGACAGCGCAACATCAATTGAGCGCTATGCTAAGCTCTCGGCTTACGTCCGTGGGTTGGCGTCAAAGTACGGCCCAATCATCGGTGCAACGCAGTTGGACGGGAGCGCGGATAACAATCGCTTCCCTGAGATTGGATCGCTGTACGGGTCGAAGACTGCCGTTCAGGGCGAGGCCGATGCCATCATTTTAATCGGGCAGGACAAGGAAGAAGGCGCGGACATTCGATTTTTGCGAGCACCCAAAAACAAGTTACCTTATGCGCACAAAGACTTTCGGAGTACAGGGTGCGCTGTAAAGATAGATAAAGAACGCGCTCAGTTTCTCTCTATGATAGGAAGCACACATGCGAATACCCTGTAAGGTTCTGGTTTTTGATTTGGAGACAACTATACGCGCAGCCGCGCCTCATTTTGGTGCAACCCCCGCGTGGAAGGCCAACAACGTTGTTCTTGCGGGGTACAAGGTAGACGACCAAGACATTACGGTTACGGACGACTTGCGAGAGTTGGTGGCTTACATTGGCCCAGACACCCTGTTGGTTGGGCATAATCTAGGATTTGATTTGCACTACTTGCTGCGAGACTTTGAGCTCCCGCGTAGCGTGTGCCTTTGGGACACACAAAAGTTCGACTACCTGTTGTGCGGGCGTGGGGTGAGACAGCCAAGTCTCGTGAAAACTGCCTATAGGATGGAGGTAGACTTCGTTAAAGACACCGAGGTTTCCGAGAGATTTAAAGTTGGTATCGGATCGGACCTAATCGATCGCGAACTGTTGTCTAAATATTTGATTGCTGACGTGGATACCACCGACAAAATATACCAGAAGCAGCGCGCAACGGTGGGCAACGAAACTAAGCTGGCTTACGTCCAGGAACTGATGAATGGCATCGCTGTAACAACGGAGATGAGTTGCAACGGAATGCCATTCTCTCGGTTGGATGCAGCTAAGGAAGTCAAAACTCTACAAACTAAGCATGATGAAATGTACGAAGCAGCTGAAGCTCGGTGGGCGCGCCATTGGCCGGGTCAATTACCCCCGCTGAAGTTGACGTCTCCGGCGCAGGTCACGGCCCTTTTGTGGGGAGGCGTTCAGACTTACGAAGTAGATCAACCCGTGTTGAATGATGATGGTCTCCCGGTGCTGTTCAAAACGGGCGCGCGCGTAGGGGAAGTTAAAACCAAAAAAGTATCGCTACCCGTCAACGTAAAACGCTTAGCTTCTACGGGGTTATTATCCGTGTTCGACCACCAAGACTGGGAAAAAACATCGTCTCTCCAGACCATCAATAGGATAATAGACACCAGCCCCAATTGTGACGCGGCGGCTTTGGCAAAAGATTTGGCTGCGCTTCGTGCGATTACCAAGAACATCTCTACCTATTTTAAACCGTACATTGACCACGCAATCCGCGATACCATCCACCCAGTGTACAATCATTGCGTCACCCAAACAGGGAGGCTATCGAGTAGTAAGCCAAACATGCAAAACATCAGCGGTAAGGATAGTTCACCATCATGATCATCACGCACTTCAAAGCAGCACACCGGTTTGTAGAATTTGATTACGCACAACTCGAAATTAGGGTATTAGCCCTGGCTACAGGGGACACCCAGCTAATCGCTGACATTAATTCAGGGATGGATATGCACACATATTTTGCCAGTGAAATTTACGACAAGCCTATGAGCGACATTACAAAAAACGAACGGCGTACAGCTAAGGGGTTTTCGTTTCAGCTACAGTACGGCGCGGGTGCTCCCGGAATTGCTAAGTTTTGGAATGTTCCGGTCGAAATGACGGAAAAATACATAGACTCTTATTACGATCGATACCCAAGGATTGCCGAATGGCAAGAGGGCAACTTAAAGTTTGCCAAGAGCACATTGCGCTGCCGGGGAGATCAAGGCCCGGACGAACCAATACCATCGTACTTCGTACCCGTGATTTGGACTGACCCGGACTCGGGGGAACCTCTAGGGTTCTTTCGATTGTTGGGAGACAAACCACCCTGGCGGAAGCGCTTCTCTATCTCACCCACTAAAGTGAAGAACTACCCCATACAAGGCGCGGCAAGTGATATCATGATGTTTATGCTAAGGAAGTTATCTGTAGGACTGGGAGACTTTCAAAATACAAAGTTGTTGAACACGGTCCACGACAGTGTGATGTTAGACGTTGGTGATGATATTGAGGAGGTTATTTTTTGTGTCAAAACAATACTGGAAGCAGTACCTGAGTGTCTGCGGAGTTTACTGCATGTCGATAGCCCTGTTGGGTTTCCTGTTGACGTGGCTCAGGGTAATACTCTAGCAGAAGTTAAATCTGCTGCTTGACGGCTGCAGTAAATCCGGTACAATATTACTACACAACAGTAAAAGTGTTTAGGAGAACGACTAATGGCTTCATGGGAACTTAAAAGCGGCACGGTTTCACGCGTGTCTCAGAAGGGTCTGCAAATCGAAGGTGACGAGCAGTGGTATAACGCTAACTTTAACCCCGAGTATTTCACAGATGTGTCTGTTGGGGATGAGGTTGTGTTTAACTACGCAAGCAAGGAAAAAAACGGAAAGACGTTTCTGAACATTATGAAACAGCCGGAAATAAAATCCCTCAATATAAGTGCGGAAAAGCGGCAGGGGCTTGTTAATGGCACTAGCAACCAAGCTCCGGTAAGGACGGGAGAACCCTTGCTCCACCGAGAGCGCCTGATTCTTAACCAGAATGCTCTTTCACAAGCCGTGTCATACTGGCAGATTGTGTCCAACGCGGGCCGG